GGGAACAGCAAAATTAATTACTGATTACAATGCAAATCCACCAAAACGAGTAATACAAGAGATTATGCATGATACTGCACCAAAACATGATTTTTCAAAACAAGTTGAATTGCATGAAAAAATTCGTAATGATGAAGATTATGATGACTGGGAATACGGCACGGAACCATCTTATGGTTCTTCATGGAAATAGGCATAAATAACAGAAAGAAATTGTTTCGGGATGGCAATACAAAGGATATCAAGATCATTTAAAGATATTAGTTTATCCTTTGTTCCACATCCTGTTACAAAGGATTTGCCTATATTATCAAATGAAAATTCAATTATAAGATCTGTTCGAAATCTTGTGGAAACGATTCCAACTGAAAGATTTTTTAATTCTACTCTTGGATCGAATGTAAGATCTCTTCTTTTTGATTTTGTAGATTATGGAACTGCATCTGTAATTCAAACTGAAATTGAGAATACTATTGCAAATTATGAGCCCAGAGTAAATAATGTTCAAATTGCAGTAAATCCACAACCAGATGATAATAATTTTGAAATTATCGTTTCCTTTGATATTATTGGGCAACAAATTCCAACTCAACAATTTACATTCTTATTAGAGGCAACAAGATAAAATGCCTTTTACAAAATTCACTAACTTAGATTTTGATCAAATCAAAACTTCAATCAAAGATTATCTCCGTGCCAATTCTGCATTTACGGATTTTGATTTTGAAGGATCAAATTTTTCTATTTTAATTGATACTTTAGCATATAATACTTATATCACAGCATTTAACTCTAATATGGTTGTAAATGAATCCTTTTTGGATTCAGCAACTCTTAGGGAAAATGTCATATCGTTAGCAAGAAATATTGGTTATGTTCCTAGATCAATAAAATCTGCACAAGCAGTTGTATCATTTTCAGTACCAACAACAAGCACAAGCTCAACTCTTACTTTAAATCCAGGATTAGTCTGTGTTGGTTCAATTAATGATGGATCTTATGTATTTTCAATTACTGAAAGTATTACTGTTCCAATTAAAAATGGAGTAGCAAACTTTAATAATATTTCAATATATGAAGGAACTTATTTAAAACAACAATTTACATATAATGGATCTCTAGATCAAAAATTTATTTTATCTAATCAAAATATTGATACTTCAACCTTAGTTGTATATGTAAAGGGAACTGCTGATAGTGGACTTGGTATTGAGTATTCTTTAATTGATAATATTATTAAGATAGATTCTCAATCTGAAATTTATTTAATCCAAGAAGTTCAAGATGAGGAATATCAATTACTTTTTGGTGATGGAATATTTGGTAAAAAACTTGATAATGGTGCAGTAATTACTGCGGCATATATTATTAGTAGTGGATTAACTGGAAACGGAGCCGCTAACTTTACTTATGCTGGAAGTTTAACTGATGATTTAAATAATCCAGTCATACCAAGTGGAACAGTTACTATTACTACAAATCATTCATCCTCGAATGGTGCTAACATTGAATCTATAGATTCTATTAAATATTTTTCACCAAAAGTTTATTCTTCTCAATATAGAACAGTTACTGCTCGTGATTATGAGGCAATTATTCCAACAATATATACAAATACTGAATCAGTTTCGATTGTTGGTGGTGAAGAATTAAATCCTCCACAATATGGAGTAGTTCAAATCAGCATTAAACCGAAGAATGGTATCTATGTTTCAGATTTTGACAAAACTCAAATTCTTAGTAAATTAAAGCAATACAGTTTGTCTGGAATTAGACAGCAAATTGTAGATCTTCAATTATTAAATGTTGAAATAGAATCATATGTGTATTATACAAATTCTCAAGTAAGCTCAGTAAATTCTTTGCATGATAATGTAGTCACATCATTAAAAACATATGCCAATTCAATTGATTTGAATACATTTGGGGGTAGATTTAAATATAGTAAAGTTTTACAAATTATTGATAATACAGATACTTCTATTACTTCAAATATTACTAGAGTCAGAATTAGAAGAGATTTAGTTGCATCAATAAATCAAAATACTCAATATGAATTGTGTTATGGAAATGCATTTCATATTGATCCAGATGGCCACAACATAAAATCTACAGGTTTCACAATATCAACGTTAAAGAATGATGTAGTATATTTTACAGATTTTCCAAATAAAAATTCTTTAGGAAATCTTGATGGAAGTGGAATGGGTAAAATTTCAATCGTAATGATAAATCCAAATTCAGGAATTTCTTCAACTAGTCTTCCATATACTCAAGTTATTTCAAATGCGGGAACAATAAATTATACGACCGGATCAATATATTTAAACCCCATTAATATAGTTTCAACTAAAGTGGCAAATAATATTATTGAAATTCAGGCTTATCCAGAATCAAATGATGTTATTGGATTGAATAATCTTTATATTTATTTTGACATTTCAAAAAGCTCAATAAATATGGTAAAAGATATTATTTCATCTGGTCAAAATATTTCTGGATCTCAATTTAAGGTTACTTCTAGCTATTCGGATTCAGAATACAGTCAATTAACAAGGGTATTGTAATATGATACAAACTGGTTTTGAAACAAGAATTAAGATTCAAGATATAATTGAAAGTCAACTTCCTGGATTTATTTTACAAGAAAGTCCATTAACATCTACTTTTTTAAAGCAATATTATACATCCCAAGAATATCAGGGAGGTCCTACAGATATTGTCGAAAATTTAGATCAATATTTAAAATTGGACAATTTGACTCCAGAAGTTGTAATTGACAATACCCATCTTTCTATTGGAATTTCTTCCACTAATTCTGTCATTTCTGTTAATAGCACGAAAGGATATCCACAAACTTATGGATTGTTAAAAATAGATGATGAGATTATTACATATACAGGAATAACGACAAATACATTTACTGGATGTGTAAGGGGATTTAGTGGAATTACTAGTTATCATAATTTATCTGATCCAGAAGAATTAGTATTTTCTACTTCTAAACAAGCACCACATATTGCTAATTCTTCAGTATATAATTTAAGTTCACTATTTCTTAAAGAATTTTATAAAAAAATAAAATATACCTTTACTCCAGGTTTAGAAAATAATGATTTTGTTTCAAATTTAAATATTGGAAATTTTATTAAAAGTGCTCGATCTTTTTACCAATCAAAAGGAACAAAAGAATCTTTTAGAATTTTATTTAATGTATTATATGGAGTAACACCAACTATCATAAATTTGGATGATTTATTAATTAGACCATCTTCAGCAGAATATTTAAGAAGAGAAGAAATTGTTGTTGAAAGAATTTCTGGAAATCCCAATAAATTAGTTGGGCAAACTATTACTAAATCAACAGATCCCAATACATACGCTTCTGTTTCTCAAGTAGAACCATTTAATGTGAATGGAAAAATTTATTATAAACTTTCTCTTTTTGTTGGATATAATGATAGTTCCGCAATTGTAGGAACATTTAATGTTCCGGGAAAAACTAAATCTATCGATGTAGTTTCAATAGGATCTTCCGTAATTAGTGTAGATTCTACAATTGGATTTCCACAATCAGGAAATATTATATCAGGAATTAATAGTATAACATATACTAATAAAAGTGTAAATCAATTTTATGAATGTTCTGGAATTATTAGTAATATTAATCCAACTGATGATGTTAGATCGGATGAAACAATTTTTGGATATGAAAATGGAGATATTACTAAATTAGTAAAATTAAGAATTACTGGAGTATTGTCAAATTTTGTACAATTATCCTCCACAAATGGTGTAAGTGAAGGTGATGAAATATCTGTAGACTATTTGGGAGAGATTGTAGAAAATCCACCAACAAATAAAACATATACACAAATATTTGCAAACTCTTGGATATACAATACAAGTTCAAGATATCAAGTAAAAATAATTAATGGATCTTCATTTAGTGTATTAGATCCAATTGATAAATCAAGTTTGAAAGTTGGAGATAATATTGATATTTTATTAAGAGATACTCAAATTATAGTTTCTTCGACAACAAATATTCCTTATATTGGAAATATTGATTTAGCAAATAATCAAATAATCGTAAACAATAATGATGGATTTACATCTAACAATAATTTAGATTACGATATTAGAAGAAGATTAAATAAAGCCTCTAGTAATATTGTTCCTATAGAATTTGGCAATAATAAAATTATCTCTGATGTGCAAAATTTATATTTGGATGATAATAATTATTCATATGTTGCATCAAACGGATTACCATCTTATACGATAACAAAAGATTTTATTCAAAGTACATTATCTGATGGATCGTCTAGTAGTGGAAGTGTTCAAGGATATAATTCAAATAGTAAATTATATTCTATTCTTTCATTTCCTTTTCCGGTTCCATTTATAAGTGGGGATGCTGTTTACTATTCTCCACAATCAACACCTTTACCTGGATTAGAGAAGCAAATATATTATGTTGAAGTTTTATCTTCACCAAATCAAATTAGATTGCATAATTCCAGATCATTCATAGTATCTGGAACAAATTATGTTGAATTTAATTCCTTACCTCCAAATAGTGGATCTCATCAATTTATTCTAAATGGGCAAAGTAATGATTATATCTCTAGCCAAAAAATACTAAGAAAATTTCCCTTAGTTGAAAATATTCAAAATGGTCTGGAAGAAATTACCAATCCAGGATCAATTGGAATGTTAATTAATGGAGTTGAAATTGAAAATTATAAGACAAATGAAAAAATTTATTATGGTCCTTTAGATTCAGTAAAAGTATTAAATGGTGGTAATAACTATGATGTAATTAATCCACCTATTGTAACAGTAAATGCTGGATTGGGATCCACTGCATATATTCAACCAGTTTTGAGTGGTTCGGTTCAGAATGTTTTTGTTACTCCCCAAAATTTTGATTTAAATACAATAGTTTCAATAGCAATAACTGGAGGTAATGGATCTGGTGCAGTATTCAATCCAATTATTCAAAAAAGAAGAAGAGAAATTTTATTTGATGCCAGACAGAGCAATGGAATTTATGGTGGCATAGACATTAATAACGAAACCATAACTTTTTTATCAGATCATAATTTAAATACTGGTGATTCTATAATTTATGATTCAAATGGAAATTCTCCATTGGGAATAGGAAGTTTTGGTAACTCAAATTTAGATCAATCTCTTTATTTGGGTCAAAATTCAATTTATTATGTTTC